TATTTATCTCATTCTAAAAATCAAGTGCAAACCTGTAAAATATTCGGTTGTTCTGAAAGAAGTTTAATGAGATGGGTAGATAAATACAAATCTACTAATAATATTACACGAAAGAAAAGAGATTATACATCATATAATTAGATTTATTAATATAGTGTTTTACAACAGTAATTTTATAATCTTCACTATGATGTTTAGGCATATTATATAATTATATTAAAAAATATGTTCATTTTAAATCTTCAAGGGCGTAAAGGATTTTAAGGTTTAAATTCAGTATAATAAGAAGAAGGACCACAATATTTAAATTTATCATGATTAGTTACGCTCGGTTCGCAATCAAAATCGGTGTTTATAGAAGCATCATAAACAAAAAAGGTACTTGGTTTAGTAGATAATGAATCATTATCAAATTGTAGAGTTTCATGAACAACATGAGTTCTGGGTCCAATTAAAGAATTAAATTGTTTTTCATAAAAAGCATTAATAGAATTCAAATATGTATTAACTACACCAGCGGCTAGATTACCTGATTCTTGAATTGGTGGTAAATTTTTAAGTTCCATCTCAAAATCTTGTTTTGAGGGATAAGGACGTTGTTTATTATCTTGCATTGTTGTATATGGAGCATTAGGGTCAACGTCCATATAATTTTCACTTTCAAATTTTTGTAAATCAGTTTGCGTGAAACTCATATCATGAACAGTTTTTACTTTATCTTTATTTCCAAAACAATTAAAGAATTCATTTTCTTGTAAAATATAACTTTCGCCTAATGGTGCTCCTGTAGCGTCAAGTAATTTATATTGATATGTTTCATTTGAAATGGTAGATAAAAAGTAATTATCTGCTAAATTATTTTGAATTTGTTGTTTTCTATTAATACCTTCTGTTGTTGTTAAATCTAATTTTTTTAATTCATTATTTAATAATGTTATATCTTGAGACCGTTTAGTTTCTCCCCCGGTATTAACTAATTTCGGATCTAAAATACTTTGATAATCAATAATTTCTTGTGGTTTTAATTCAGGATCATTCAGAATGTTTCCAGAAAATTTTGTTTCTTTATTAAAATAAAGACCAGATAAATCAAGTTGATTACATAAACTTCTAAATTCTAAATAATCATTACCTACTCGATTAGCTATATTAATAAGATTATTACTAGTATTTATTCTTGAACACATATGTTTTATATGTCTTAATTGTGGTAACATATTTATATTAGTTGTGTTACTGGTATAGAAAGTATCATTTGGACAACATTTAACATTATTTTTAATTCCGGATTGTATATCTTGGTTTGATAATGTGAGTCTTTCTGATTGAGACATAACATTATTTAAATTATCACAATTAGGTGTCCATGGACAAAATACATAGCTAGTATCAATAACATCAAAATCTATGGCTTGAATATTCTCTCCAAAATCAGCATAACTTAAATCTTTAATTTTAATACAATTACCCATACTTGGTTTAATTTCACATTTAGAACAATCTATATTATCTAATCCTTCTATGTTAGGTATTTTAAAAAAATATAATATACACAAACAAATTAATATTATTAATCCTAATATAATAAATTTTACACTATTATTAAATTTCATAATATTATATTATAGTTATAAAATAATATTATTTATTTTCCATTAACTAAATTAGAATTGTATTGAGTATTTACCAAAATAAATTTACAATTACTAGATAATGAAGAAATGTTAGATGAATTAGTATATGTGCAAGTGCTTCTTAATCCGCCTAAATAATTTTGAACAGTATTATCTAATTTGCCTTTATATTTTACTTTTATTTCTCTACCCTCAGACGAACGATAATTAATATTATTATTTGCAGAATAATTATTTTTCATAGCATATGAAGAACTCATACCATAGAAGAATTTATATTTTACACCAGATACTTCAATTAAATCCCCGGGATTTTCATCATGTCCAGAAAATTCACCACCAACCATTACAAAGTCTGCGCCCGCCCCAAAAGATTTAGCCATATCACCAGGGCAAGTTATTCCTCCATCACTTATTATATATGTATTATCTTTTTTTGATTCACATGATTTTAACACACAAGAAAATTGTGGCATTCCAATACCCGTTTGTATTCTAGTAGTACAAGCACTACCACCCCCAATACCAACTTTAACAATATCAATACCACAATCTAATAAATCATTAACTCCTTCTTTGGTAGACACATTTCCAGCAACAATTATTTTATCATTATATTTTTCTCTAACTTTCTTACAAAAATTTTTTAAATTTTTAATATAACCATTTGCTATATCAATTATAATCCATTTACAAGAAAAATTATCAATTATATTAACTAAATTATCATAATCATTATCACTTATTCCGGTAGAAATAGCAAAATAGTCAGGATCTAATAAATTGTTGGGATTATTATTGTTATATTCTATTAAATCTTCTAATTTAATAAATTTATGTAAAGCAGTAAGAATTTTATTTTTAGATAGAACAGCATAAACATCTAGAGTTCCTATGGTTGTCATATTAGCAGCAATAATAGGAATTCCTGTCCAAGTTAAATTATTATTAAATTTGAAAGTTCTAATTAAATTTACATCACTCCTACTATTAATAGAAGAAGATTTTGGAAGAATTAACACATCTTTAAAATCATAATATTTTTCAAGTGATTCAAATTTATTCATTGGGTAATAATCTAATTTAGAATAAATTTTTAAATTCTTTTATTTTATTATAAATACATATATTAATATAATGTCTAATCCTAGAAGGTTATTTAAACAAGATATAGATAAATATAACTATTCAGAAGGTTGTCTTCCAAAAAGCGCAGATATATACAGAGATATAAATACCGGTAATATAGATTTAAGAAGATGGGAAGCAGGAAATAAGGATGATTTTACGGAATGGGTAAATGAATCAGTTAAATGTAGTTCAGATTTTTATAATGGAGAAGCCACTGGATGTTGTTATAATAAAAATGCAACAAGCGAATGTTTATCAAAAGACAATAATACAGGTTTAACTTTTATTTCCGACGGCAATGTTGGAAATATATGCCACAAAAAAGATGTTCAAGGTGTATATAATACATTATTTGATGATCCAAATCATATAGTAAAATTTTTTAAATTAATAGCAGTTTCTATTTTAACTTTATTAGTAACAGCAATAATTGGAACTTGTTATGAATTTTGGTTTCGTTATGGTAGTTCTATAGATTGTATTTATTATAAAAGTAAATGTGCTAATATAGGAAAAACAGATAAAATAAGTTTAGTAGATTATATGTTTCCTAATAAGATATGCTATTATCCATATCAAGCGTGTAGTCAAAATAAAACAAATCAACGAGGCGGTTCTAATAAAAGCCAAGGTATTATAAGTACATTTGCAGAATATGAACATGCGGGCGCAAAATGTATTACTATAGATTACGATACAAATATATATGGTGAAAAACCAATACCTTATAATGTTGCTGATTATGCTATTAATAATGTTAAAAGTGAATTTATAACAGTATTAGCAAAAAGTATAAGTTTTTATTACTTATTTACAGTTTTATTTATAAGAAAATTTTTTAATTTTGTTTTTACTAGATTATCGGCTAATTATCAAAAAGCAATAAAATTTAATCCATTTTTAAGTAATTTATGTTTTATATTTTTTACAGGTTTAATATTTCCATTAACGGCTTTTATAACTGGTTCGAACGGTTTATATGTTGGTCCACTGTTTTTGCTTGGTATGTTAATAATGGCGGCCGCCGTGCTGTCAATGCCGAGTTTCTTTATTGGATTTTTTTCAACAATTTTTCCAGAAAAATTATTTGGTAATTCATTAAATAGTTGCAATATTCCAGCAGAGTATTACAAGATTGGGTATGTAAAATTATTTTATTCTTTGAAAGACGTTAATTTTAAAACAAATGTAATAAGTGTATTAAAAAATATTATTTTATTTTTACCAGCATTAATGTTGATAGTAATATCAATTGTAATTGGAGTATTAATAAGTACATTGGCGGCTATAGTTTTTTCTTTTAGTTTAATTTTTAATATTTTCTATATTCCATTAAGTAATCCTTTAGAATGTTTCAGTATATTAAAAAGTCACGCGGATTTATTAACAATATTATTTTGTATAGGTGTAATTGGTTCAGCAGCAAAATCATTAGACCCTATTACAACCGGTGTTATGTCAATGATATTAGTTATAATTATAATATATAAATCATTTATTGGAATGAAAAAATCTATTTAAATCATTTCCAAGAGTGTAAAAAGAATGTATAATTATATAATTATAATTATATATTTATAAAAAATATATAAATATAATTTTTGTATAAAATATATTATGAGAAACAAAAAAAATAAAAATAAAGATAAATGTGGTTTACCTTTAGTTAGTATTTGTACACCAACATTTAATAGACGACCGTTCTGGGAAATGTGTATTAAGAATTTTTTTAATCAAGATTATCCGCGTGATAAAATGGAATGGATTATTATAGACGATGGAACAGACCCAATAGAAGACTTAGTAAAAGATATTCCACAAGTAAAATATTTTAAATATGATAAAAAAATGCCATTGGGAAAAAAAAGAAATATTATGCATGATAAATCATCAGGAGATATATTAGTTTATATGGATGATGATGATTATTATCCGAAAGAACGTGTGTCACATGCAGTAAATATGTTACAAAATAATCCTACTGCGTTATGTGCTGGTTCAAGTGAAATTTATATATGGTTCAAGCACTTACAAAAAATGTGGCAATTTGGTCCATATAATGCTAATCATGCCACCGCAGGAACATTTGCATTTAAAAGAGAATTATTAAAAGATCATTGTTATGATGAAAAAGCAGCATTAGCAGAAGAAAAAGCATTTTTAAAAAATTATTCAGTTCCCTTCGTCCAATTAGAACCAAAAAAAACTATTTTGGTATTTTCACATATTCATAATACATTTGATAAAAAAAAATTATTAGAAAATGGACAAAATCAATTCCAAAAAGAATGTAATAGAACAGTTGATGAATTTGTAAAAGAACCAGAAATGAAAGAATTTTATATGAATATAATAGATGGATTATTAGAAAATTATGAACCGGGAGATCCAAAAAATAAACCAGACGTTTTAAAACAAATTAAAGAAATAGAAGAAGAACGAAGAAAAATGGCCATTGAAAATCAACAAAAACAACAAGAACAAGGAGAAGGTAAAATTATTTTGAATCAAAATGGAGAAAATATAGAATTAAATAATCAACAAATTGTTCAAATTATGCAAAAACAACAGGAGCAATTACAAAAATTTTCAAAACTTTTACAAGAGAAAGATGAAAAAATAAAAGAGTTAGAAGAGGAAATATTGAGTTTTAATATAAAAGATATAACAAAAGTTGAAATAAAAGATAACAATAATTTCATTAATATTAATTCAAAATTAGATAAAGTTATACAATTGGTAGGGATGGCCATGCAATCCATGCCAGAGATAGGAGAGGTAGTGGTAGAAAAATCAAATAAAATTTTTCCACTGACTCAAGAATCAGATGAAAATATTAAATTAAATGTCTCCACTGGAAATCCTGATTTACAATGAAAATTTGTAGTAGATGATTATACTTTAATCGGTAATTAACTTCCTCCTGATAATGGCGGAGAAAGTTCTCTACCGCTGGATGTAAATCATTTAAATACAATATCTTCCCAAATTGCAGACGTTTAACATAATCATTCATAAATAATATAAATAATATAAATACATAAATGATATATTAGATAATGAAATTACCTGTTAATTATATAATAATTTTCCATTCGGTAGGAATATTTTTCATTGTACAAAGTGTATCTTATAATTTTAAAAATGCAGTTGCGGAACGTGATAGGATTAATAGTAGATTAAGTATATTAGAGATGAAATTTAATAATCTGTAAAAAAGAATAATAAGTAATTATATTATATAGAGTTAATATAATATGATTTTATCGTTAAATTGTGCACCAACGCTAATTTTTATTGGTTTTTCATTAATACAAATATTAATTGATTTATATAAAGGTGTTATTAATGATGCATTTATTAAATTTATAGTTATGGTTGTTTTTTCACTTATATTAAATATTTTATGTGATTTAGGATATAAGGTTGTTGCTTGGTTTATTGTATTTATTCCAATTATTATGATGACATTAATTTCTACTTTATTACTAAAAGTATTTGGAACAAATCCAGATGAGAAAGATTTAAGATCACAAATAAAGCAAGGAGGTAAAGATATTTCTAATAATTTTGTGGAAAAAGATGATAGACATTATTTAGGTGGGGCAAATTTATTAAATCAACAAAAATATGCTTATTTTTATGATAAATTAAATTCACTAGAGAGAATAGATAGAAATAAACACAGAATAGACTTTTATGATGAAGTAGAAGATGTATATAATTTACATAGTCCAGTTAAAGATTTATATGATTTATCAAACAATCCAATAAAATATACTATGGTTGACACAATTATAAATTTTTTTGGAGATAACTTTTTTACACATCAAGTTTCTTCATATTTTAATATAAATCATCCATTAAAAAATTCTAATTTATCATATTATTCTAATACAAATAAAAACACTAAATTAGAACCAGACTATGAAGTAAGATTAGATAAAATGGATGGAACTGATTTTTCATCTTATGAAAAAAAATATAATGAAACATATTTATTAGATGGACAATTATTATTTACACGTAATAAATACAAAAAAACGAAAGAAAAACATCCGGATTTAAATGAAATAACAATAAATAGAATTATTGATAATGAATGGAATGAATTAACAGCCGAACAACAAGAAAGATGGAATATAAATGCTGAAAAAGATTAATCCAAAGAAAATAAAAATAATGTAAATTATAATCCATATAATTTTTCTAATAATTTACCAAAACCTACCCCAGTATATGAAACATCATCATCTAAATATAGACATAATGGGCCTTGTCCTATTAATGAAACTAAACAAGCATTTAAACAAAAAACAGGACTAGATTGTTATGAAGCATGTCCTCCGGGAAAAGAAAGAAATTCAATGGATGTATGCGTAAGACCCTGCCCAAATGGAGAAGAAAGAAAAATGATAAATGGTAATTGTGAAAACGTGGAGTAATTTTGTTACAAAATATTTAAATAAACAATATAAAATTTATTATTTATATTATAATAATGCATAATTTAAATAATAAATGGACGCTATGGTTACATTTACCATACGATACTGATTGGAGTATTAATAGTTATAAAAAGGTAACAACATTTGATACATTAGAAGATTGTATTATATTAATTGAAAATATAAATAAAGAAATTATAGAAAAATGTATGTTATTTATTATGAAAAATAATATAAAACCCATATGGGAAGATGTTGAAAATAGTAAAGGAGGGTGTTTATCATATAAAATTAATACAGAAAATGTTTATAATGTTTGGAAAAAATTAAATTATTATTTAATTGGCGAAACATTAATAGACGATAAAGATATAATGGATAATATAAATGGTATTTCAATTAGTCCAAAAAAAAATTTTTGTATTATAAAATTTTGGATTAAAAATAGTGAAATTTTAAAGAAAAATTGTATTTATAATGAATTAAATATAGAAACTGAATCACCCGATAATGAAAAAAAAGACATATTTAAAATAGATATGTTATGTAATATTGAAAAACAGCACTGTCTTTTTAAAGATCATGAAATTCTTTACTGATTTATATAATATAATATATAGTTATATATTATATGATAAATTTTGAATCTCTTACTAGTTTATCTCAAATTGTAAGCAAATTATCTATATTTTTATTTATTATTGCTGCTAATTATGTAGGTGACATTTTTTCTTGTGGTATTAGAAATTTTATGAAAGAATATATGATTTTTAAACATATAATTGGTATTTTTATTATGATATTTTTTGTTGGCTTAATTCAAGATAATTTAACAATACAAACGAGAATTAGTCAAAGTTTTATATTATATTTTTGGTTCATTTTTATTATGAGAGCACCCACCATTATCACTATAGCAACTATAATAATTATTTGTATAATCTATATTATTGATTTATATATAAATGATTTAAAAACCAAATTAGACAAAAATAAAGAGATAAATGAAAAAAATAGTATATTAATAGAACAATATACTAATATAAATAATTTTTTATTTAGTATTAGTTTCTTAATGAGTATTATAGGAACTTCTATTTATATTTATATTCTCAAAAGAAATTTAGGTAAAAATTTTAATATATATAGATTTTTACTTGGAACTCGTGACCAAGAATGTTTCAAAAAAGATGTTGTTAAGAAATTTAAAAACAATCCATTATTTTGGGATATTCAACGAGCACGTAAAGGAACAAAAACTATTTAATTAAAAAGTTTTTAACCACGTATTGCCTATTACACTATACATTGCTCATAAATTAATATCAGTATCGGTCACTGACGTATTCTATCCAAAATTATCCTCTGCATATCTTTTATAAATCCTCTGAATACAAACGGCTGCGCTCCGTTTTACATTATATTCGCGAAATAGACTCTGAATGATACTAGCAAATAGATTATATGGTCCGAAGTTAATTTCTGTTGACTTAGAATAAATAAGAACTAGGGCCGACTTGTGTGCAAGAGAATTCATCTTTACTATGACCCAGCCTTAAGAACTCCGAAGAGTTTACTGGGGTCTTTTTAATCACATGCATAAGTGAGAGAATCTATTACAAGAAGAAGTGCCTATAACAAACACGACACGGGGCCAGCGAATGTTTTTTTTCGAATAGTAGCACGTTTTATAGAAATAGTCAACCGCCGCACGACACTCCTCGACCGTGAACTTGAGCCATCGCTCGCCCCGACAAACATTCCGAGGGCAATAACGGTCACAGACGCATTCTCTCCACTCTTCTCTCAAATCGCACCCCCTCCAAATCTTCTGCATATACACGGCAGCGCGCCTTTTTACAGTGTATTCGCGAAACAGACTCTGAATGATACTAGCAAATAGATTATACGGTCCGAAGTCAATTTCTGTTGACTTAGAATAAAGAAGAACTAGAGCCGACTTGTTTGCAAGTGAATTAATCAACATTTTAACTTAGATATTTAATTTTATTTCCTTTGTTACTATTATTAATTTTAAATCATTTTTTTTTTACATCTAACAAAAAAATGATATTAATTTATTTTATTTTTCTAATTCTCTCTCGCGTTAATTACACTATTTATGTATATGATTATTTAACTAGACGAACTAGGTGGTAACGGTGCTAAACATAAACGAATCTCTCCAAGCGATGCAACATTATATTTAACAATTAGTGGACGATTATTTTCCAAAAATATTTCAATTTGATTACATAAATTTGTGCATTTGATAAAATAAACTAAATTTTTAAGAGAAAATTCACCCTGAATAATTGAATCACTTGTTAATTTTTGGACAAATTGCATAGAACCTTGTGTTTCTGTTCTTCTAATTTCTGCTTTTGCATATTGTCCGGCACATTTAAAAATTAATTCATCACCAACTGATTTAATTTCTAATTTTTCTGAGATATTAGCTAAATCTCTCACTATTTTTTGAAAATCAGATGAAGGCATATTAATAATTGATGAAAATTTAACATCGGGTATTTCAAGTTCATCTTGATCTGGTTCAATTAAACGCAATTTTTGAATTTTAGATTGTTTTATATCTCCATTTTCAAATTTTAGACCTAATTCAGTAACAACACCATCTATATAATCATCATTTTCAATATAAATAGTTAAAGTATCATCATTATCAATTGATGTAATAAGTTTAAATAAATGAAACATATTAACGCCAACAATAATTTTATCATGTTTGCATTCATAAAATTCAAAATTTGAAGCTTTCAATGCTAAATGAACTAATATAGTATGTGTTTTATCCATATTTATAATTTTAATACCGTCTTTTGTAAATACTATGTTTGTATCTAATAATATATCTTTTAATGCGGTCATTAAAATTCTAAAAGGAGCAATCTGTACTGTTTTTATAGTTAATACATTATTCAAATTGGTTTCATTATTATCTATAGATAGATTAGTTAATTTAGTTTCTATTGACATTTCTAATAAAATATTTTATTAGAAACCTTTAAATAGTTATAAAAAATTATAATTATTGAATTTATTATTAATTTTATATGAAATTAATATCAAATAAATTAATAATAAATTCAATATTTAATAATTTATTAATTGGTGAAATTCAAAAACCTGTCAATTTGTATTCAATTCAATCTATTAAAAAATTTTATTTAGATCAAAATATTTATTATGATTTTTATAATGAATTTTGTATTTCATTTATGAGTTGTGATTATAAAGACGAATGTTTATTAGATAGAAATTTATTTAAATTTTATAACAAATATCCCAACTTAAATATTGAAAATGTTATTACTTATGATTTAATTATAAAATGGAATATTTTATATCCCCCACACAAGTAGAAATTGAAAGAAATGAAATTATTAAATCTATTTATTTCAAATTATAATAAAAGTAAATATTTAATGAAATCAATTTTTTACTTTTATTATAAATTTTTAATTTAAAGAATACACTTATATTTATATATATATATAAATGGAAAAAGAAAATACTATTATGTTACCAGAAACTATAACTGTTCCTACTAAACATTGTGTTTTAATGTTTAATATTCTCAATGTAGTCGCCAAACGTGGTGCTATTAATCCCGATGAATTTAAAGTTGTTGGTGAATTAGTTGATTTTTTAAAAGAAGAATTAAAAGTTGAAGAACAAACTAAACAACTTCCTCCTGTGGCCGAATAAATTAATAATATAATACATTTATCATTTCTATAGTTTTTGATTGTTTATTATATTTAACACCAAAATAAATTATATATAATTTATTTCTTCTTACATATGATTTTTTATATTTACCAAACATATTATACATTAATAGTTAAAATTATTGGACAGTGATCTGAACCCGAAATTTCATTTTCAATTGTTTGATTAATATTTTTATCGCTTTCAAATAATTCTTTTGATACTAAGAAATAATCTATTCTCCAACCATTACTGTCTTTCCTTATTGCTTTCATAAAATTAGACCAATAAGTTGAGCTTTCTTTTGTTGGATTTAAATTTCTAAATACATCAATTAAATTTAAACTTTCTATCATAAATGTAAAATCTAGTCTCTCAAAATCAAAGAATCCTGCCACTTTATTTTTTTTTGTATTTGGATTTGTAATATCAATATCCAAATGTGCTACATTCATATCACCGCATATAATTACATTTTTCTCTTTCTGTAATTCTGAAATATAACTCATAAATTTTGTATTCCATTCAGCTCTAAATTTAAATCTATTAGAATCTAGTTTTTGAGAATTTGGAACATACACATTTACCAAAATAAACTTCTCTAATTCTAAGGCAACAATTCTTCCTTCAACGTCAAAATCAGGTGTATCCAAATTTTTTATGGGTGGGTTAACACACCAAATAGTAGTTCCGCTTAAACCTTTTCGTTGACTACTTCCATCTGTTGAACTCCAAAAACGATAAGGATATCTTATTTCAATTTCACTAGGTAAAGTTACCTCGCTTTCTCTGCATTTTGTTTCTTGCAAGCAAACTATATCAAAATAATTATAATGTTTACTTTCACTTATTTCACTAAATAATGCTTTCGTTAAACTGTTATTTTGTCTTTCGTCTGGTTTAAGTCTGGCGCGCAATCCAGCAACATTCCAGCTGAAAATTTTCATAACAATCGTTATAATATTATTACTAATATATCTTTAATATTATAATCAATTTTTTTTAAATATGCGTTGAAAATGACATTGCATTTAGTATATTATGATCTATTTTATCATGTAAAATCTGTGTATGAATAAATAACATTATTAAATATCTCACTAATGATTTACCGATAAAGTCATACATTTCTTTAAAATTATTTTTTTTTAAAATATTATTAGAAAAATAGCCTACTATTAATGAAAACATTGATGTTTCTTCTAAACTGTAATTGTCATAATTTATTTCAACTGCTGTATCTGATACTAAATTTCCTATTGTTTTAATATTTTTTTTTAAAGAGTTGATTAATTTGTAACCATTATCATTTTTTTCTTCTGTTATAATTGGAACATTTACCCAAGACATAAATATAGATGACGTTTTTTTTATTTCTTTTTTATTATGCGACATTTTTGCTAAATTTCCAGGTGCAGTTTTTACTCTCCTCATCAAACTATATATTAAATATAATTTAATATTAATATCAATTTTTTAATTAATATCTATATTACAAAATAGATATTAATTTCTCCCTACTCCGGATCGAACGGAGGACGTTGTGATTTCTGCTGGGAACCAATTACAGTCACACGCTCTACCAACTGAGCTATAGAGAGATATAAAAATTTATCCTAAAATAGATACAGAGGAGCCCGTATAATTTATAATATAACAAATCTTTATATTATTTTTTTATTATTTATAATACTGTCTTACAATAGTATAAAATACTATAGATATTAATCCAACTAATAAACTAATAAACTAATAAACTAATAAACTAATTAACTAATTAACTAATTAACTAATTAACTAATAAACTAATAAACTAATTAACTAATGAATTTTTATCTTCTTTTTTTTGTTTTAGACGATTTTGTTCCTTTTTTTACATATCCAAATTTTCCTTTTTTGGTAAAATATCCATGTTTTTGTAGACGTTTTTCTTTTTTTGCTGTATTATGTTTTTTTTTTGATACAATACGTCCGTGTTTATTGTAATATAAATCATTTTTTGTTAAACCTCCTTCGGTCTTATATGCTGTACCATACCATACTTGACGTCTTGCCCCTGTTAATAATTGATATGTTTTTCCTTTAATGTGATATAATCCATCTGTAGATTTCATATGTTTTTTCATCTTTTTATAAATTAAAGAGAGAAAATAAAAATATTTTTAATTAAATTAATTATTTAATTAAAATAATTATCTAAATATTATCATAAATAATATATAAATGACTGATTATAATAAAATTATAACAACAGTAAATTCTATTACTCCCGATTATCAATTTATACCTGATCTTAATAATACTATTGTTATTGATACTTCTGAAAATAGGATAGGAATTAATACAATTACCCCCGATGAAAATATACACGTTAGCGGAGGAACTATTAAAACACAGGATTTAATAGTTTTAGGAGATTTAAGTGTAAACAGTTTTTCTAGTGATTTATTGCCTCGTGATGATTTATCATATAATATTGGAAGTATTACTAAACGCGTTAATGATATATTTATTGGTTCTGGGTCCGTGTATATGGATAAAACACGCATTTTTAGAATGGCAGATTATACACGTCATAATGGAGGCCCTGGTAATGATATATCTGCACTTATTATAGATAATTCTGGAAAACATTTAGATATATCTGATATTAGACATGTTAATATTCAAGGTGATATATCTTTAAATAAAAATTTAGATTTATCTGATCAATTATTAGTTCATGGTGATGTATCCTTTATGAGTAAATTATATGTAAAAGACGATACTTCTTTTAATAATCGCGTTGATATTAAAGAACAATTAACTGTTTTAAGTGATGTATCTTTTATGAGTAAATTGGTAGTTATAGATGATTCTTCTTTTAATTCAGATATTGATGTTAGCGGTGTTCTTCATATTAAAAAATCACTTACGCCAGACGGACTTATCACTACTGGAACTAAAATTTATACTACTTATGAAAATAATTCTTCAGGAAATATAACAACCCGCTTAATTATTGATCCTTCCGGCGACGGGATTATTGGTAATCCTGCCAGACAAGGTGAAGTTGTTATTTATGGAAATTTAGATGTTAAAGGAAGTTCTACTTTTATTAACTCTACTAATATTGATATTAGTGATAATATTATTAGAATGAATGCTAATCATACTTCTGTTACTGATGGCGGTATCGCAGTTATTAATTCTAGTGGGGATGATAAACTTTTTACTTATAATAATCCAGGCAATTATTGGACTACCAATGATAACGATATTAATTTGGGACCAAACGGAGGAGTTATATCATCTGGATTTATGAATATTGATAACGTTAATATTGATGGTAATAGTATATCTACCGATACTGGCGATTTAAATATTAGTTCTGCCGGAGGTGATATTTATACGCAAAATACTAATCTTAATTTAGGAAGTGGGGTTCTTACTGTAAATAGTGTTGTAAACGCCCATGTCCCTACTGGTTCTATTATTTTATGGTATGGAAATAGTAATAATGTTCCAGCTGGATGGGCTGTTTGTAATGGATTAAATGGAACTCCAAATTTACAAGGAAGATTTGTAGTATGTTCTGGAACTTCTGAACATACATATAGCGAAGGACAAACCGGGGGAACTGATGACTATACTTTAAATACTCAACAAATACCTTCCCATAATCATGGTTCTGATAATACACAAACTACACACACACATGCATATGTAAATGAGACAATAGACACGGGACACACACATGCATATGTAAATGAGACAATAGACACGGGACACACACATACATATGTAAATGAGACAATAGACACGAGCCACGACCATGCATATGTAAATGAGACAGTAGACACGGGACACACACATACATGTGTAAATAATTCAACAGACACGAGCCACGACCATATCGGCTCTAGTGGCCAGTACAGCAATAGTCATAACCATGGGGCTCAGATGAGCTCGGTAGGAACCTCCTGTACAGTCCAATCATCAGGTACCAAGCTTTCAGTAGACTCACATAGACATGGAGGAGCACCCCACAGCCACACGACTACCTCCCAGCAGCACAAACACAGCTTTGATGTTGAATTCCACAGTTCGGCGAGCGAGGACGGTGATGGCGTACAGGCTCTCATGACAGATAATAACCGCCACGCCAAGACGTGGCTGAGTAGTGTTGCCAACAGCGTCATGCAAACCGGTAACGCCGCCCCCACGGGTAGTACTTCAACGACGTCGACATCGACCGCCCAAACCAGCTGGACCGTCGGCCAGATGACGAGCTCGATGGCTCATGACCACGAAACATCGCTAGATCTGACGAGTTTGAGTGCCACCATCGGCAACAAGACCATGGCCCATGCTCATACGGTGACGGTACAAAGCGCATCACAAAATCATAATCATAATACACAAATACAAAACAAAGCACAAAGTCATCTTCATAATATACAAATACAAAACAAAGAACAAAGTCATAGTCATGATATACAAATACAAGACAAAGCACAAAGTCATCTTCATAATATACAAATACAAAACAAAGAACAAAGTCATAGTCATAATATACAAATACAAGACAAAGCACAAAATCATAATCACGTAATACAAAATACGGGCGGTGGTAATACTTTTGATAATAGACCTAAATATTATAGTTTATGGTATATTATGAAATTATAAATATATATATATCTAAAAACTTATAATATATATATATAGTTTTTAAAGCTAATTCACTATAAATTTTTTTGATTTTGATATAACCAACTATTTATTGTATATCTATATGTCCTATTTTTTAAATCCATGGTTAAATGAGGATGTGTCCAAAACGGAGGAAAAACTATAATTTGTCCTTTTTTTAATTTAACTTTTATATCTTGTATTGGAAAATAAAATTCTCCGCCTTCATAATCATCATTTAAACAAATTATTACACTTGCTATTCTTGTTTGATTAATATTAACAGGAGTATTGGTATCATAAATACCATCTTTATGAACTCTTGTTGCTCCAAATATTTTACGAAATTGAAATCCTGAATTTCCGCCAACGGTTAAATCATAATCTTGTTCCAAATGTGTGTTAATATTATTAAATATTCTTGTTGTTCTATTCATTATATCGTTAACTAAAGATTTATTAAAAAAATTATTTAAATTATCATTATTTAATATAAATGTATTACAATTTACATTATTTCCGGGTTCCCAAAGTTGATTAGAATAACTATTATTACTAATAAAATTATCTATAATTTCTGTATAAAAATCACAATCATCGTAATTTAAAATAGTTTTATCATCGATTAGAAAAATATTATTACTTGTATCACGTTTTTTATATCTATTAATTAGAGTTTCATTATTTTTAAATTGTTTACAAGTATCTTGAAATACTAAAAATTTAATTATTTTAGTATCATTTATTTCTGAATCAATTATTATATTTTCCACATTATCAATATATAAAACTTCTTCAAATGTAGAACCATTAATAGTTATAGTTTCGTTGGTAGAATTATTTAAAATAATTACAAATTCATTATTTTTATCAATTATTAAGTTTTTTATTTTAAATTCATCCATTGTTATAAGTTTTAATCTTTCAGTGTGGATATTCAATTTTTCAGATACATAATTAATTAAATCTCTTATTTTATCATTATCAATTAAATTATTTAATTTTTCTCTATCAAATGTAATCATTATTTAATGTTAATTTTAATATAAATTTATTTTTAAGTTATTAATATTTAATATAACCAAGTATTTATAGTATACCTATATGTTTTATTTAATAAATCATTAGAATAATGAGGATGAGTCCAATATGGAGGATAAACTAATATATCTCCTTTTTTCATTTTTATTATTCTATTTTGAACTGGAAAACATATTTCTCCGCCTTCATAATCATCATTTAAACAAATTATAACACTTAAAAATCTTTCTTTTGTATCTTCAATAAATCCATGTACGCCATCAAAGCGTGAAGTAGATTCTCCAAAAATTTTACAAAATTGATAACCAGTATCAGCTATTATATTATCTAATATAGGTATTTTATTTTCTTTTCTTAAATGAGAAATTAAATTTTTAATAACATTAAATAGTAAATTATCAATTTTTTTATTTAAAATTTTATTTGGGTGATTTTTTGAAATCATATAAGATAATGATTGTCTATTGATATTGTGGTCCCCTGATGTTTTATTAATAGATTTATTTTCAATATTATTATCAATAAATCTATTTATTAAATCACAATGATCTTTATTAAATATTTTTAAATCATTAATAAGAAATATATTATCGCCTTGTAAATATTTATTTTTATCTTCTATTGAATTTTTTTTACTGGAATTTTCTATTAGTATATATTTTATATCGCTATAAGTTAAATCAGTATCAATTTCTATATTTGAATCACTATCTATAATTAAAACTTCTTTAAACTTTATATTATTTATAGATATTTCATCGTGTATAGAATTATTTAATATTATTACAAAATTATTTTGTATATCTATTGTTAATTGTTTATTTTGAAATGTATCAATTATTTTAATTGATAATTTTTCTTTTTGTAAATTATATTCATTTGAAATATATTGTATTAATTCCCTCATTTTATATTTATTTGTATATTCATTTAATAATTTTCTATTCATTTAGTTAATATCTTATTTTTTTTTTAAGTAATTAAATATAACATTATATATATAATGGCATTTACAAGATTTCACGATGACCCGTGTAGAATACAAAAATATTTAGATGAAACTACATACGTTGGAAATTATGAAATTAATGTTCCTGGTAATGGTGATAGACCTACATTTTTTAATGATCCACATTTACGTATGCAAAAATGGGGAGCTAATTTATCTCAAAATAAAACAGAATTAGAAAGTGATTTAAAAGGAATTACTAGAAAATTAAATAGCGATTCTGTAGAACAAAATAATTATCTTGATCATAATTATAATAATAATTTATATAATTCTAATATTTATCCAGTACATAATGATGAAATTACACATCAACCCAGATCAACTAATCCGGCTTGGTCTGTAAGAGAAATTGATTCTATTAATACACCTAATAATTTTAAATATTTATTTATGGATCCACAACAGCATGTATGTATTCCATTTAATAATAATATTTCTTCAAGAATTGTAGAAAAAGATTATTATTCTATTAATCACAATTTTAAAAATTAATTTTTAGATTAATAAATCATACATTTATTACAAATATAATAATAAATAATATATTTATTATTTATTATTATATAATGGCCGCAATTGCTATTCCAATAGTAGTATTAGGAAGTTTATATATATTATCTGAACAAGAAAAGAAAAAAGAAAGTTTTCAACAACAAGTGCACGAAGAACAAGAAAAAAAAGAATTTATAATAGGTAAAAAAGAGGAAGGATTTACTAATTATCAAACACAAAAACTTAATAATTTTGAAAAACCGATGACTAACTCTGTTAATAGTTATAATAATTCTAATCAACATACAGATAAATTTTTTGTTTCGCCCAATGTTAAATCTGATAATCAAATTGCTCTTATGAATGGACAACGTGTAAATGCAGATACTTTTAAACACAATAACATGCAACCTTATTTTGGTGGTAAAATTAGAGGTGCCACTAGTGATTTTAATAATACAGAATCAATTTTAGATATGAAACAAGGATATGGAAGTCAAGTATTTAGTAAAAGTGAACAAGCACCACTATTTAAACCAAATGAAAATGTTAATTTGTCACATGGAACAGCAAATAATACTAATTTTATACAATCACGAATGAATGAATCAATGAAAATGAATAATGTAACTTTATGGGAACCACAAAGAGTCGGGCCTGGATTAAATTTAGGATATGGTGCGCAAGATAAAACTGGATTAAATACTGGAGGTACTGAAGGAAGTGGAGGTTTTAATGCTGGTATGGTTTCAAGAGAAACTTGGATGCCTAAAAATGTTGATGATTTAAGAGTTAATACAAATCCAAAACAAACTTTTGATTTAAATGGACACCAAGGTCCTGCTAATTCAATTATAAAAATACAAGGTGATAATAATAAAATTGGTAAAGTAGAAAAACATAATCCAGAAAAATATTATGAATCAGGGCCCACCAGATGGTTTACTACTACCGGCGCAGAAAGTGCTCCCCCAATTAGAAGTACTCAAGTAATTCCTATGGAAAATAGAATTGATACAACAAGAGAATATTATGGTGGTGGTGGACATGCTTTATCTGGAAATGCTACATATACCGATGTTACATATGAAGAATCCAAAAAACAAAATTTAGGTGGATTACCGGTTTCTAATGCCTCTGCCAGAGGTCAAAATGTTGCAACTCCCAATGATTATGCGTCACAAAGTTATAAAATATTACCAAATAATAGAACAACTGATCAACATATGCCTGAAATGGGCGGAATATATGGTATGGCCAAAGCTGTTATTGCACCGTTATTAGATATTTTACAACCAACTAGAAAAGAAAATGCTATTGGAAATTTAAGAGAATCAGGTAATTTTAATGGAGGAGCAAGAACAGGTCATATTTATAATGAATATGATAAAACTAAAACAACTAATAGAGAAATGACTACTGGTAAAATTGATATGAATTATCTCAACGTACAGGGTCAAAATCATAGAACCGGTTATCAATCTGCACAATATCAACCAGTACAAAATCAACGTGATAGTACAAATCAAGAATATATTGGTACTGGTTCATCCCAAGGAAGTGGATTAAGACCATATAATGCTGCTTATGCTCAAAATAATAATGTTAATAAAACATATGAATCTAGACCTAATCAAGGTTCTATGAGTTTATTTAATAATCAGAATAATATATCTATGAATAGAGATGAAAACATTTTCAAAAACAATAGACAAGCCGCTCCATCTGGAGGACCATCTCTGGTTCCTTCTCAAGAATTTATGGGTAAAATGAATAGTCAAGCAAGTTATGATAGGAAATTTGATTCTAATAGAATGGATCCTTCTCTATTAAATGCTTTCAAAAATAATCCTTATACGAAATCTCTTGGTTCTGTTGCATAAAAATAATTAAAAATTATAATATAATTTAAAATATTATAATTTTTACATCGTAATATATAAATTATTAAATTAAAGACCTTTATATTCTATTAACAATGAACTAATTCCTGATGGAGTTTCTACTATTCCCGATGCTCCATATCTTGATGTATAAATAGAAATTTCATCATTTGCTAGACAATTAAAGATCCACGTTATTGTACCACTTGCTGTAAATATTTGTATATCTTGATTATTATCAATAAATGTATTTCCTATACAACTAACTGGACCTTCCATTATATTATTTTTGGCCAATCTAAAAGAAACTGCAGTTTTATCAATATTAGATCTAGTAACTAAATTTACGGTAACTTTATAATAACCTGCTAATAAAATTGTAGCCCCGGAACTAGTAGATGATATCATAATAGGATTAGTGTTATGAATATTATTTATAGATGTATTCCAAGAAGCATATTTAAGCCAATCTGTTATATTATTTGAGACACCATTAATATCATTAGATGTAATTATATTATTAGTTGTATCTCCATTATTTACTAGATTATTAAAAAGATTAACTGTTTGATAAAATTGTTGATTATTAATATTATTTGATATTGCTGTTTCATGAGAATATATTTTATTTGAAATTTCTATCATACTAATATCTAATGCATATATTTGACTAGATGATATATCCCCGTTGAGTAATAAATTATTAATTTTTATATATTGAGCAGATAAATCAATTGTATTAATTGGATTATTATTCATTGTTTCAATTACAAATTTGTTATAACTTAAATATAACGTGGCCTTCTGGTTAGAGAAATCATAGCAAACCATATTAATTAAAATAAATAAATATTATATATTTTAATATATATTATTATGGATTTATAATATACTAAAATATAATATTTTATCATAAATAAGGTATATATTGCATTACGTTATTATCATATACAGTTACTCTAAATAAATCATTATAACCTTCTACATATACAGTATCTCCATTATAAACATTATCACAACCCTGATCGCTTGTACAACTTTTATTTTTAAATGTTATAGGTAATTTAATCATATTATTTTTATCATTCATTGTATAAAAATTCCATTTATCTCTATTACTAAATAATGGGCGTCCCATTAATGGTAATATTGTTTCTCCTCCATGAACCCGTGTTAAAATTCCTATTTGTCTATAATTTGTGTCTACAGATTGAGTTGGTTGATTTATTGGAATTTTTGGTCCATTATAATTTTCATTGTTAAATACTCTATCGTCTCTTGTTGGAGCGCTATATGGATTTAATAATATATCATTGTTTACATTTGAAAAAGAATAACTTGGTTTTGGAAATAAACCTTTTTCTCTTTGTATGTAATCTTTATTTTTACAATTGCCTTTTATACCTCTATAATCATATGATGATTTACTTAGTAAATTATTACTTTTATTTGAATTTATATACAAAAATATTAATACTGTTAAAATTAATAAACCAAAAAATAAAAATGTATAATTTTCAATACATATTATACCAGGAGGACATTTTTTTGCCATATTCTATTATATATATATAATAAAAATATATAATAGAATTTATTATTACATTCTTAGATTAATTTTCAGGGCTTCATTTTATGTTCTGTTTCTCTTTTTTTTTGGTTATTATCATCTTTCTTATTCATTTTATCTTGTAATTCGCCACCATCATCTTCGTTCATACCGTCCAATTCAATCGAACCCCCTTCTTTATTAAATTTATCATTTTTTTCTCCGTTTCCTCTACCTTTTTCAAGGTTACTATCAAAATTTCCTTCTCTTAATATAAATTTATTATTTATTATATCAATTATAATTATTGATAAGTTATATAAAAAAATTTTATTACCAATTATAAAATAGCCAGTAAATAAAATTGTAAAATATATAAATATTACATTGTATTTTTTATTTAATAATGATGAAAATAAATACAAATAAGAAACAATTCCTATTAAAAATATCATAATTGATTTATTATTCAAATTAAACATTGTATATTATATAAATATATTTATTCTGGTTGTTTTGTTTTGTTAAATATACTTGATAACCCACCTAAATCTATTTTTCCAATTGCTCCCATTGCTTCGTGTAATGCTGGTGTTATATCTTTTAATCCTTTTAATAATTCATTTTGCTGTTTAACTAACTCTTTTGTTGAATCAGACATAGATTTTATTCCATTATCACCAATTACTTGTTCTAAATTATCATATGCTGCTTCCATTTTATCTGCTTCACCTAATTGTTTTTGTAATTGATTTTTATTTGGAATATTATATAATCCTGGTGTTAATTTTTGTTTATTTTGATATCCTGATTTTATTCCTTTTTTTTCAAAATTTTTTAAAATTTTACTTGCTTCATTGCTTACATTATCTAAATTATCTATTTCTTTTTTATCTGGTAATATTGGATTTTTGTTAAATGCTTTTTTAATTTGCGAATCTTTGTTTTCTCTAAAATTTTCTTTCATATCTGATGCTTCTTTATCATTTAATTTAATTCTATCTTTTACTAATTGTTTACCAGGATTATTTGTATCTTCTTCTTCTTCTTCTGCTTCAATTTCTTCTTCCTCGTTTTTCATTCCTTCTCTTAAACCCATCATATTTTTTATTAAATGGGCTAATGTAGTTGTTAGTAAACACGACAATAAAACTACTGTCATATTTTTTGTATAATAATATGTAATCATACCTACTAAGTAAAAAAATATAACCGCGCTAAATTCTTGTCTCATTATATATCCCAAAATATCTAGTAATGCAATTAATGCTACTAAGTATAAAACATATTTATTTTTGACTATAGAGTTGAAAGAAGTTCCTTTTAAAGTTAAACCTTTTAAATTAAAACCCATTTTATATATAATAAATATAAAATATTTACATTAATAATTGTTTATAAGGATTTAATTCGGTTTCTAATAAAGTTAATTTTAATAAAATTTTTTTTGTTTCTAACTCTTTATTTTTTGATTCAATTAAATTTAGATATTCTAAAATTTTTAATAAAGCTAAATGTTGATTTTCTTTAGATAATTTTTTATATAATATAAATTTTTTACGTTCCTCTAATTGATCTGTTATATAAGGAAGAAAATCTTCAAAATTATTTTCTTTAAATTTATTTAAATTATCATATTCTTCTAATAATTTTTTTTCTTTTCTTTTTACATTTATTAAAGTTCTTTTTATTACTTCATCTTCATATGCTACGTGTTCTCCTAAATAACCTACCATCTTTATTATTATAAATTATTTATATTTAATAATTAATAATTAATTTATAATCATTCTTTTTTTTCTTTTTTTTCTTTTTTTTTTTTTTTTTTTTTTTTTTTTTTTTTTTCTTCTTTTAAATTTGATTTTTTCATCATATTAATAATGTCGTTTTTATCTTCAAAATTTTCTTTAGTATCAATCAAATTTAATGATAATAATAAATTTGTTAATATTATTGAAATTCCTAAAGCACAAGCAACATTTTTACATAACAAAAACATTAATCCAGCTATTACATATAGTAAAACTACAGCATGATATGTTTTATTTACTAAATAACCTACTGATAATGCTATTGATAATAATAAAATAAAATTTGTTAAATTTTCGTTTCTAAAAACATTCTCCATACTTTTTAAACTCAAAAACATTTATAATATTGTTTTATAAAATAATCAAAAAAAAATTTTATATTTTGAAAAAATATATTTTAAAAAAATATAAAAATATAAACATATATTATTTAGGATGAGCAAGGCTTTTGTAGAACCATTATTAAAAGAAGACAATAATAGGTTTGTAATGTTCCCAATTAAAGACCACCAGATATGGGAAATGTATAAAAAACAAGAAGATTTATTTTGGCGAGCAGAAGAAATTGATTTATCAAAAGATATGAAATATTGGGATAACCTTAATGATGATGAAAAACATTTTCTTTCTATGATTTTAGCCTTTTTTGCTGCTAGTGATGGAATTGTTTTAGAAAATCTTGGTTCAAGATTTATGTCTGAAATACAACTTGCTGAAGCACGCGCCTTTTATGGTCTACAAATTGCTATGGAAAATATTCATTCAATTACCTATTCTACTCTTATCGACACTTATATAAAAGATAAAACTCAAAAAAATAAATTATTTAATGCTTTAAATGAATACCCTTGTATCAAAAAGAAAGCAGATTGGGCTATTAAATGGATTCAAGATAAACGTTCCAGTTTTGCTACTAGATTAGTCGCTTTTGCTGTTGTCGAAGGTATATTCTTTAGTGGTGCATTTTGCTCTATCTTTTGGTTAAAAAAACGTGGAATTATGCCGGGATTATGTTTCTCCAACGAATTAATTTCAAGAGATGAAGCACTTCATACTGAATTTGCTGTATTATTACATAGTAAATTAGAGAGACCACTAAAAAAACTTAAAATTGAAGAAATTATTAGAGAAGCAGTTGATATTGAAATTGATTTTATTAATAATGCTTTACCTTGTCGTTTAATTGGTATGAATGGTATGTTAATGCAGCAATATATTGAATTTGTTGCCGATCGTTTGGCTGTTCAACTTGGAGGTGATAAAATTTATGGGTCTTCTTGTCCGTTTGATTGGATGGAGTGCATTTCAATCGAGACAAAAACTAACTTTTTCGAGTCGAGGGTAGCGGAGTATAGTTTAGCAACAAAAGTAGAAAATCCAGACGATGCTTTTTCGTTTGGTGATGATTTTTAAAAAATATAAAAACATATTTTTAGACATCAACTGGTCATTTTTACAACATTTATAATAACCATTACGTCTCCATTATTTTATTATATATATAATAAAATAATGCTTCCGACATGAGAAATATTCGTGAATTATTTTATTTCTCGTTAAGTCTATTATTCGATCTAATTTATTACAATATAAGATAAAAAATTACTATCAACGGCGGTTATTCTTTTTGGGGTTTATCTTTCTTCTTGAAATTTGTTTTTTGTGGGGAAATTGTTGCGCGCGAACGGCGACTTTATTAACCGAATGTATCTCGTGTGACATTAAAGCTTTTTTTTTTGTTTTTTTACGTCCTTTACCTAAAGTTAATTTTGCCATTTTTGGAATTAATTCATCTCTAATATCTAGTTCTGATAAAAAATTGTTTAAATCGCTTATTATTTCTTTTTCCTTTTGTTTTTCTTTATCTGTTTTTGTTCTTATTGATTCTAAATTTATTGGTTTATATGTTGCATTAGTAGTGATTTTTGAATTAGGCGGTATTAATTGATTTTTTTTTGCATCATGTAAAATCGCATTACTTTCATCTAATTTATAAGCTAATGTAGATGTAATATAAATATTATTATAATCACCTGGACGTGTTATATTACCTACAAAATTATTTGATATTTTTTGTATAACATCCTTTACTTCTGTTCTTTTTGAAAATTCTAATACTAATCTATACATAACTAATATTAAAGGTTTATTTGGATTACAAATTGACTCTATTGATTCAAAATTTAATATTACATCTTCTTTGCTTGTATACATTTTACCAAATTCTTTTTCGCTAGGATTAAATAATGTTTCTATTTCATTATTTTGTTTTAAACTATTTTCATTTAAAAAATTCATAAATATGAATAATCTTTCACTATCATCTTTACTATTATATGTTAAATGGTCTATAAATGTATTTATATTCATAGAAGTCAATTCACTTATTAACTCTTTTGTTGCCTGTATATATTTTAAAAAAATATTACAAGCTTCACTTATTCCCGGTTTTGTAAAATATGTTTGTCTAAATAATTGGGGCTGAGCTAACAATTTTAATGATTTTCCAATAACTTCCAAATCTATTTTATTATTACATGCTTCTTCGCTTTCGGTTGCTAATTTATTTATTTTTTTTAAAAGAATCATAATATTATCTGGAACTCCATTATAGGGTTTATTATATTGATTTGCTGTTTTTAATCTTACCAATAAAAACCCATGACTTTTATTATCTTTATTGCTTTTATTTGTTTGTGACGGTATTTTAGTTTGTACTTTTCTACTTTTTCTAGGTTTTGAACTTGACGATTCATATTTTTTTTTTTTTTTTTTTTTTTTTTTATCTATTTTTTTTTTTTTTTTTTGTTTTTTTTTTTTGATTTTTTTTTTTTTTTTTTTT